GGATTGAGCACAGTCTTGGTGAATCCTGATGCGGATCGAAGTTGGCGCGCAACATACATTCCGCCCTTGTAGCCGCTGTAGAGATTGGCTGCGGTCCAAGCCAGATCCTTGATTTCACTCGGTGTTCCCTCAAATGACGACACGCCAGCAGCCACACCATAAACGCCGCCAACCTTGGCCGTTGTCTTGCCGGCGTCGATTGCCGCCTGCATAGCGGTCTTCTGCGCCACCGCATCGGCTCCGGTTCCGCTAGTCACTGCCTTGACAAACTTGGCGCGAAGCGCGGTGTCCACGTCCACCGGGAACCCGGCGATAGCTTCAACCTTCTCTGCGGTCTTGGAAATGCCTGCGGCAACCCTTCGACCAACGCCCCAAGTGCGCGCAGAGCCGCCGATGGGAATGGCTGCCTGGGCGGCGAGCAGTGCCAACTCAGTCTGCGCTTGGTTTGGCTCCACAGAATCCCAGTTACCGCTGGCCAGAGCGGCCAGAAGTTCCGGCGGCGCCTTGGCCTTCATGTCCTCAATCGACTGGGCGCCAACGCCCATGCGGTCCAAATACTGTCCGTAACGGTAATCCTCGAGGTCTTGCTCGTTTGTCGGAACCAGCGTCATACCCTCCTTGGCAAATTGCCGCATGCCAGCTTCTGGCGCCACTGGATTGATGATGCCGTCGCCGCTGATGACGTTGTTTCCGCCGCTTGCCGCAGGGAGCATGAGCGGCAGTCCGGTCTTGTTTACGGCGACAAACTGTCCGGTCTCCTTGACGCGATACTTCGGTTCATGCGTCAGATTGAAAATGTCTTGGTAGGTCTGCAGGCCAAACTCGGTGGAGAGCCGCTTGATTGTCGCCGCGGCCGTTGCGTGCATCTGCCGTTGCGACTCAATAGGGGATGCAGCGTAAGATGTCGCAGCAGCAATCGGAGCAGAGATGAGATACGAGCCAGCGCCATAAAGGGCATTGGCAGCCCAGACGATGCCGTCCTTCAGCGAATCAATCTGACCAAATTCCATGGGCAGCCGACCATCTTTGACCATCTCGGAGCGGCGCTGCGTTGCGGCTTTCCACAAATCTTTCGGAAGCGGCGGCTGGCTTGCGTCGAACATCGACTCGGCCGCAATATCCAGCATCTGGTCTGGCGAATACCTTTTCGGTCGATTTGCTTCGGCGATGGCCAGCGCTTCCTCTGGCTTATAGCGCGCACGCACCCTAGGCTGAGTCTCGGCTTGGCTGGGATACAGCATCGGGCTTGCGCCCTCCGGCCTTGTTGCACTGCCCTCCGCGCCTGTTGGGTAGTTGCGAGCCGCCTGCAGATAGGACGGCATGTACATGTCAGCGTCACGCGTTGACTCCGCGCGCTGCTGGACCGTCCCTAGATTGTAAAGCTCGCTGCCCTGCGGCTCGGCCTGGGCGACAGACGGATCAAGAAACGGCGATACTGGCTGCTCGCTCGGTAGAACGGCAACAGCCGGTTCGCCTTGCTGCGTTAGCTCCTCTGGCTTGTATCGCGTTTTCGCCATTATTCTGCCTCATAGTAGGGCTGACCGTTGTTCTCGGTCGGGTCAAATGCGGGGTTTTCCGGCGTGATCAGAACAACACGCTCGCCTTGCTTGCCGCGCATTACTGGAAGCAATGGCGCTTGCTGCTGCTTGGCCGCTTGGGCGTCTTGCTGCTGCTTTTGCCCCGAGTCGCGCTCAGAGACAAGGAGACCAAGGTCTTCCTCAAAGCCGCCGACATCAAGGCCGGCTTTTTTCATGTTCTCAATCTGCGCAATCTTTGAATCGCGCAGCAGCGTCTTGAGGTTGGCCATTTTTGTTCTAGAGATATCTGGAGTATCAGAAAGTGTTGGGAGCATCGCGCGGTAGCGCGCCTCGTCGGTAGCTGTAATTACGCCAACCTCATTGAACACGCCTCGAGCCATGGGTGTAACAACGCCCGTTGTTAGGGCCGCAATTTCCTGCGCCTGCTTGTCGTATGGATTAACGCCTCGGGCCTTACCATAAAATGGCCCGCGGTCCTTGTCTGGAACGCCCTGCACGCGCGAGTCCAGCATCTGCAGCGTGTTGGCCACGGAATTCCGCTGCGTTAACTGAGACACCTGCTCGCTGGTCATCGGCTTGCCGCGCTGCGCTGACCTTTCGGTCGCCGCCTTGCGCTCATCGGCAAGAATCGACTGAGCTGTCTTTGCCGCGTCGGCGGGAGTCGGGCTAATGCCAGAAATCCACTTCTGCTGCCACAGGGCCTTTTTGCTTTCATCCCAGCCTTCGCTGTAAGGCTCGTCCAGGAAGCTAAGGTCCATCTGTGTGCCGGTCGGAGCTACGGCAAAGCTGGCGGGGTCTTCAATAACTGGAGCGCCGCCATACATGTATTCGGGCGCATCAAGCGCCGCGCCGATGTTTTCTTCTTCGTCCATGGGTTATTTGATTGGCGGCAGGCCGCGGCGTTGGCGGTCGCGGTTGATGGCGTCGATTGAGCTTTGCCCGCCCGGAATTGATGAGCTTGGCGCAGTCATCGGCGCCCCGCCGACCGCCGGCAGGTTCTCATCAGCCACAGGAAGCGGCGGCTCAACCGGCGCCATGCCAGCCGGCGGCGTGTAGGTCGCATTGCCGCCCGCGATGTTGGCCGCATTCTTCAGTCCTGCATTCACAAACGGCTGCTGCTGCTGCACACCTAGCTTGTATCTTCCAAGCTGCGAGTTTGCGATGGACGGAATCCACGGCGAAATGGTGTCACTGACATTAGCCCAATCCATGTCACTTTTAATTTTGCCGCCAGAGATTGCTTCAAGCTGTTCCATTGATATTCCAAGAGACGGAGAAATAACTTTGAAGACATCTTTGAAGGCGCGGCCCTTGGCCTTGCGTCCCTCAATCTCTCCATACATTTCGCCAATGCCAGCCAACGCCCCGCCAATATCTTGGCCAAGGTTATTCATCATGCTCGCATTGGCCTGCGCCGCCTGCATCATGTATTCGCCGCGCATGTCGTTCACTTGTGGGTTGTATTGAATCATCGTTTTGTTCTCCTTGTTATTAAGCTGCGACCCGCAAATAGCTGGGGCGTTCCTTTTGTGACCAGCGGAGCTGATCGCTCACATTGCTCACCAGTTGACCTCCTAGCTTCGGACACGGCACCTGTGCCGCTCCGTCCTTCGCCATGCACGCCGTGCAGGCGCTCACATAGTCAGGGTTGTCGGTCTTATCCTCCCGCTCCCGCCATGACTCGCCGACCTTTTCGTAGCGGCCATGGTGGATGGGCAAATTGTTCTCCTCGATGTAGCGCCACACATCCTCATCGGTGAAGAGGCGGATCGGGAAGACGAGGCTGGCGCTGTCTAGGTTGCGCGCCACGTCGGTGTGGATCGTGATGTCTCCGTAGACCGCATCGCTGTCGCTCGCCTTGTGGCCATGGAACATCGCATCCCACGGCCAGTTGAACGTGCCGGTCGGGCGCTGGTAAATGTCTTTGAGTCCACAGACAAAGTCCTCGCCGTCCTTCGGAGCGCGGATGCCGGTCGGCAGCATGTTGTAGCGAGCGCCGATCTGATAGTATCCGGCGATCTCCACCTCGCCGCCGCCGTCCTGCACCATTGTGAGTGAGGGCGGGAAATCGTAGACGCGCAGTCCGTAGTGCTGGATCACCGCATCGGCGAACCGATACTTGTGCGGTTGCCATGGCTCGCGGTGGAACACAACCGGCAGGTCATCACGGTGCCGCCGCACCAAGTCCAGAACCACCATGCTGTCCTTCCCGAAAGAGCAGGCAATGCACGGATTGCCAAACTCGGAGAGCGACTGCTCGATGAGCCGGTCGGCGTAGATGACTTTGTCCTCGTAGGTCATTAGAAACTTGCTCCTGCCAATGCGTAAGCCCCAAGGACAGACCCACCGGCAGCCAGCGCACCGCCGCCGATTCCTCCGATCATCCCCATCATTCCCGCGTTCTGCGTGGCGCCAGCGGCCATACGCGCCGCCTGCAAGTTTTGCGCTCCAAGAATCTGGCTGGCCATGGCGTTGGCGTTGAAGCCCTGCGCCATGACATTATTTTGCGCCCAGTTGTTGGCCACAGAAGTAGCCGCGTCGATTGACTGCGAGCCGACCGGCTGGCCTTGCCCATAGAGATTTAGCAACATCGTGTTAGGGTTAGCAGCACCGGCCAACCGGCCGCGCTCAAGGGCAGCCGTTAGGCCCATCTGCTTTACTCCCTGCTGCGTTGCGTAAGCGTCGCCGAGCATGCCGACATTCATTCCGGCGCCTGCCAGCCGGTTTGACTCATTGGCGATAGAACCCTGCAAGCTGCGACCGGCATTGTCTGTGCGGCGCGCGAGATCCATCTGGTCCACTCCTTGCGCAAACCCAAGATCCTCAAACGCACGTTGGCGGCTGTAGCGGTCGCGGTTCAGTAGTTCGGCGGCGGCCGAGCCAAGGCCAGTGCCAAGACCGCGCGCGGCGAAAGCGGAACGCGCAGACTGGACGGCGTCTCTTGCCGCCTGCGGATCAAGCTGCCCACGCAACGCCACGCGGCGCTGCGCCTCGTCCATCATGGATCGGCCAAGCTCGCTCTGCTCAACTTCTCGCGCAGCGATGGGCGCGGCTTGGTATCCCTGTCCGAGTTGGCGCATGAGTTGCTCGCCTGCGGCCCCGAGCTGGCTGAGTTGGTCGAGATAGGGATTGGCTTCGTCTAAGGTTTGCTGGCCTTCGGGAAAGGCTTCAGACAATACGTCAGTTGCTGTTGGCGCGGTCGCCAAGTTCTGCTGCTCCCACGCCGTTAATCGACCGGCCTGTGCATCAAGGCGCCCCCTTAGTGTTCCCGCTTTGGTCTGTAGTGAGCCTGCCTGCTTCTCAAGACCCCTTAGCTTGTTAGCTTCTTGTTTGGTAAGTGTTCCGGCGGTCTGTTTTGCGCGCAGTCCTTGCAGGTCGGCATTGAGGTTGGTCAGCCTAGATTCTAATTGAGTTAGCTGTCTGGCGGGTGCTGCCGTGGCCTTGGTGATGCTTTGGTTAAGCGCATCATATTGTGAGCGCAGCGCCGGATTAAGCGTCGTCGCCCCGCCTGTGCTAAGTAAGCCAAGAACGCCAGCGAGTTCAGTTGTTCTGCCGGAGACATTGGTTGCGGCGGCGGCATTTCCGAGGCGCGGGATGCCACCGGCTGCTGCGCCTATAACTTCTGATGCCGGTGGCGCTGTGACCGTTGGAATGGCCTGCTGCTGCGGTGCGTTTCTCCGTCTATCTTGTCTTCGTGACATAATTGCCTCCTGTTATTATCTGAAAAATGCTACGCGGTAGTCGGTGGGATCTTGCGATTCGTTAGAAACAAGTGTTGCTTCAATCGTGCATGATGATGCTGATGCACTAATAAGCCTGCCAACGTATAGCTCTGTGTCATTTAATCTAGACACAGTAATGCAGACAGCATAGTTAGCGTCCGGCATCGCCGTGGCAAATGTGATCGTAAAACGATTTTCCTGAAACTGAACGGCAGAAACCGACGAAACATTGCCTGCGGACGATATTGTGCCGGAGTTATTAAACACTGCAAAAGCGCGGCATCCGAATGTTGGCGCTGTTCCGACTGACAAATTGGTGCCAGAGCTGTTTTTGGCGACTCCGTCTAGTTTTGCTGCGGTAATTGAAGCGTCTGCTATTGCTCCTGCTGCCAAGGTGCCGAATCCAATGGATGTTCCGCTACGGCGAAGAACATGACCATCGGTGGCTGCCGCTATGTCGGCCGGTGCTCCGTCCGTATTGCTGGTTCGCCCAATGACCGAAAGCGCGGCCGAATGGCGCAGCTTGCTGTTGGTCACGCCGGTTGTAGTGGACGTTGCGTCGGCGATCTTGGCGGTTTCTACCGCATTGCTGGCCAGCTTGGCTGCTGTCACATTGGCATCAGCGATCTTTGCTGTAGTCACGTTGGCGTCGGTGATATTCGCTGTTGCCACCGTAATGGCTGACGGCAGCGCCCCAGTTGCCAGCTTGCTAAAGGCAATCGCCGCATCGCTCTTGATGTCTGCGTTGACGATGTCGCTGACGGTGCGCGCGTCGTTCAACTTTGTCGGAGTTAGGGTGTCGCCGGACTGGAAGGTGTAAGCGTAGGTTGCCATAGATTAAGCTGCGTTTCTGGTTTCGGTCGGAGGCAGCGACTTGGGTGATGCCTCAATGCTGGCCGATCTGATTTCCGGTCGGCCGCCGGATGTTTCGTAAATGACTTCTGCGGAGTGCGCCTTGAAGCGGATGGGAGCTTTCATGTTGTAGTCCTCCGAGCTGGCGCCGCTGTTGGTCAGCGTTCCGATGGTCTCTTCGGTGTCTGGATTGATTGTGACAATCTTCGTCGTCACGCTGGCTCCGGCCGGAATAACAACATCGGCCACGGTGCGAAGAAACCGCTTACTGTGCATGTCTCCGAATCCGTAGCGGCGAGTCCGAATGCGTCCAACCGTGGGATTGGTCGCCGTTCCGGTTGCTTGGTCGTCGTCGCCGTTTTCGCGGTCTTCAAGGATGTAAAGATTGCCAGAGCGAGGAACCGAAAATACGCGGCGCCGGTTGGAGAAGTTGCCGACCAGCAGCTCGTTGATGCTTGCGCTGGACGGATAGGAGTCCCTGTATTCCCACAAATCGTTCAAGGAGTTGTAGGCAAAGACGAGCTGGTTTCCGTCAAGCGGGTCACTGCTGCTGGGTAGCGCGATCAGGTAGCGGTTGTTGTGCCACACCGCAAAGGCACTGTTCTCCACGCGGGACTGGTTTACGTCGGCCAGCAGGTCGGCAATCGGCTCGGAGAGAGGTCGTGTGTCGCCGCGCAGCTTGAGGTCGAGTCTCGCATCGAGGCGATAGATACCGGCGTCGGACAGAAAGAAGACGTATTGTCCGGCAGTCACGATTGTTCCGCGCGCCGAGCAGCCGATTTCGTCGGTCAGTAGCGTCAGTCCGCTGACCGGCGTATCCACCGAAAAGGACGTGCCATCGGTCGAGGCGAACTGGTTAAGCGTGGCAAGCCAGATCGACTTTCGGCAAAAGACGAGTGCCTGACCTTCGACCCATGGATGCACCGCGACAATTCGGTCGTCGCCGCCAGCTCCGGCGCGGAAGCTGTTGAAAAACGGATCAAACAAATCTGGATCAAGCACATCCGAGATGCCGACCGTGTCGCGGTTCTTGGCGATCCATAGGCGGTTGTTGATGTAGCTCGCCCAGCCTACACTTGGCATCTTGGTGAACGATGGGCCTTCGGAGGGCACTCCTGCTGCGGCGCGGACAAAGTTGCCGCTTCCACCATCCCAAAATAAAGGCGGCTTTACTCGGCGGACTTTGATGGTCGCGGCGGCATGCGTGGCGGTGCCGGATGGAACGGTAATCTCAAAGGAGTTGGTATTAAGGTTGGTGCCGAGCACTCGGAACTCATGGCCGTCAAAGGCTGGCGTGGTGCTGCCTTCGATGCGAACAGTCGCCCCTTCGGGATATCCATGGGCGGTTACGTTGACCGTTGCCGTGGTTGAAGAAACCGTAATGCCAGATGCGTTAGTAAGTTTTTCGGCATAATCTCCAGCTCGGGCGGCGTCCCGCAAAATGTAAAGCCTGTCAAAAGCCTGCACGATGCTAACCGTGTCTGTTCCTTCAATCCTTTCGTCCGGCGCGGCGGGATAGCTCTTTGTTACTACAGTGAGGTCTTCTTTCCAGAGATACGCTTGCTCGCTTCCGGCCAGCACAATGTATTCCGCCGCGTTGTCGTAGTTTTTGCTGGCGAAGAATCCGGCGGCGTAAAGTCCTCCGGTATATGTGCTGCGCACCTCTGGGCCGTTGTTGGCGACAATTGTTCCGGTGGCCGGTGTTGTTGGGCTGCCGCTCACCGGATAGGTGAAGCTGTTGGCGTCAACCACCGTAACGATGAAATCGCCGTTGTAGGCGGCTTGGTCGGCGCCGCGAATGTTTATCTGGTCGCCTGTGGAAAAGCCATGAGCCGATGAAGTTGCGGTGGCCGTTCCGGTGTTTCTCGTTAGGCTTGTTACGCTCTTGTCGGTTCCGAGCTGCGCGTCCAGGGTGAGAGGGGCGTTTGTTGTGCCAACGCTGTCCGTTAATCGGCGGCTTCCCTTCCGCGTCTGCGCAACGCCACGATCAAGCCGCATGTTCAGAGAGTCCTGCAAGAACCCTCCGCGCAACGTGAGCGGATTCAATCGGCTGGCAAAACCGACAAATCCGCCGTCGCCATCCCGCTGCACTGGAGATTCTAGGCCCATTAGGAATTGTTGACTAAGACGTAGGAAAGGGTTTTGGCGTTGTTTCGTTTCATCTCGGACTCGGTGAGGGCGATGAAAGCGTCCCACTGTTGAGGAGGGATCGTCTGGCAGCCTTCGCTGCTGGTCGTGGTGCGGCCGCCCTTGTGGATGTTGATGGCAAAGCGTCCGGTCTCTTCGCCGGTGCCGCGGAGGACTGTGACCGGACCAGCCTGCACCAATGCCTTGTAGGGGTTGCCGCGGCTGATGCCGTGCTGGCCTAGTTTGTAGCGATAGACACCGCTTTTGAGCTGCGCCATGGGCTTGCGGGCGTTGGCGTTCCAGCCGAGGCGGCTTGGGTCTACATTGGCGTTGAATGCTGCGTGGACGTTCGGCGAGACAAGGACGATAGCGTCATCGTAGATGCCCACATCTTGCTTTCCGACCGCACCCATCGTATCGCGGTAGTAGCCGCGGATGCCGACCAGACACACCGGATCGCTGACCTTGCGGAGTCGCAATAGCTGCTCCGTGGTCTTGCGTTCGATGCGCGGCCGGTCTTTTGGAATCATCGTGTGCGAAGTTCAGCCTCTGCCTGCGCAACGGTCTTCGGGCCAACAAAGCCGTCAGTCTTGAGCTGCGCGCCCTGATTGTAGGCGTTGAGGAGCTTTTGGATTTGGGTGCCGTAGGTCTTGATGATGTCGGCGGGGAGCTTGGTCACGGCGATGTCCAAGATGCCCCAGATGATTCCGGCGATGACGGCTTCGTTCACGCCGAGGGCGCGGATGTCCAAGCCGGACTTGGTGGCAATGTAAGTCAGCGCGGCAGCAGCGGCGGCGGTGACGAGCTTTTGCAGCAGCGGGCCTCCGCGTGAGAGGAGCAGTTTGACTAGTTGGCGTTCTACGAAAGATTTCATTGTTCTGGTTTCTTCCACTCTTTGTAGGAGCTGACGATGTTGTTGATGTTGGGAACGTATGTGACCATAATTTTGATACTGCCCCAGTCGCCCGCTTGCGTCTTCTCGCCGTCTATCGGCGGCAGCGGAATGCTCACGCATCCACCAAGCAACAGCGTGGCGGCCAGCGTAATGGCGAAACTCGGGCGGCACGTCACAGGCGGGCGTTGTTGTCTTTCGCTTGGATGAGTCCCCAGCCAGCGAGCACAGACGCAACAATGAGTCCGAGGTCCGGTAGGCTGTCGGTTGCGAGGTATTCCTTCGCTCCGGTCGCCAATGCGATGAGGATAGTGAGGATGCCGATAGTGTTTGTTTTCCAGTTTCTCATTTTGTTTCCTTCCGCTTCTTTTTGATGTCGTGGAGGACGCTGATGAGTGTCGCCACGCCGACACAAATACCGATGATGAGGCCAGCCACACGCAGGGTGGTTTCTAGGTGAGGGAGCATGCTGAATACGCTTGAGCCGATGCTTGTAGCCGTGCCGATCACGCCCTTCTCAGTGGTCGTGAAGTTCTGATGAAAATACTGAAAGCTCATCGCGCGGCTCCTCAGATGCGTTACTTCAAGTAGGCAAGCACGGCGCCGGCGTGCAGCTTGATCTCGGTGAAGTTGCCTTCGATGGCGGTGCCGACCGGAAATGCATAGGCGCTGGCGCCGGTAGTGTTCGCCACGTTGGTCTGGTTGCCTGCGAGCGTGTGGAACTTGGTCGCGGCGTCGAGACTTTCGACAACGCTGAATGTTCCGGTGACGGCCGTGGTGTCGGAGATAAGGCGGACGCCGTTGGCTTTGTTCGTTGTTCTGACGTTAGGGTTCATAGGATTAGTATTGGTTGACGCGGGCGGTCCACATGCTGGGCTGGCCCTGCTGGAAATAGTATTTGTCGCGCTGGGAGATCAGCTCGGACTCGGCGAGCTGTTCCATGGCGAGTGCCTTGTCGAGCTGGCCGTCTTCGGTGAGGAGGTCGGAAGTCAGCATGAGCGCGACGGCTTTTGCGATGACGGCAGGCACGGTCGCGGTGAGGTTGCTGGCGCTGTATTCATCCGGTCGCACGCGGAAGTTGACCCAGACGGTGTCCGGCAAATCGGTGCTCTGCGGGAAGCGGACGTTGTCGCCGAGCAGCGTGTAGCCGATGGCGCGGGGAGCAACGTGGGTTGCGGGGTTGTCGCGGAGGACGGCGAAGACTTCGCCCATGGCAGTCTGGCCGCTTTGCTCGTAGGGGATGAAGTAGCCGTTGGTCTCGTCGCCTTCGACGGTGCGTTCTTCGACGCGCATAAGCTCAGGCCAATCGGCCCACTCCCAGCAGTCGGCGATGCGCTCGTTGGCGGCGGCGGTCATCATGGTCTTGGCGCCGGATGGGATGGCGTCGATGGTGCTGGCGTCGTTACCGACACGTTGCCATGCGCGGAGGAGGATGGATTGTAGAGTGACGGTGCGCATTAGCTGTTGAGTGCGTTCATGGCGGACTGCACGGCGGATTCAAAAGTGACGCTGGGATTCGGCCAGTCGTTGCGCGGCGCCGGATTGGCGGCGAACATCGTGAGGATCTGCTGCAAGTATTGCTCGACGGCGTCCAGCTCGGCGCAGGTTTTGCCTGCGGCGGCGAGGGACTGGCGCAAATACAAAAGTGTGGGTTGGCGGTCTCCTGCGAGGCCGACACTGCGGAGGTGTTCTTCGGCGGTCACACTCGGCGGCGGCGTGGGGATGAGCGTGCGGGTGGCGGCGTCCCATATGACGGTGCCGTTTTGCAGTCCCTCGCCTTGCTCGTCGGTCAGCGGGAGCGCGGTGATGCCTGCCGGTAACGGATCGGCGATGACGGTGCCGATGCTGACGCTTTGGCCGCTTGCGGTGTTATAGAGGATGTGCCAGTTGTTCATGGTCAGACTTTCGGAACGGCGATGATGCAGGCGTCGTATTTGCCGGGGTTGGCGGCGATGTTGTGGCGGATGGCGAGGCGGGAGCCGGTGGGGACTTCGCGGCCAAATAGGTTCGGACTTCTACTGGATGCGAGAGAAAAGCTTTCAGTGGCTCCAAACGCAAATTGGATGTAGCCAAATGCGACCTCGCTGCCTGCTGCGCCAACGCCGATCTCGTAGGCGGCGTCACCGAACGCCGTGGTGTCGGTGTCGCTGACGGACGGGGCGATGGCGAAGCCGATGTAGTCTTTGGTGGTGCTGTCTTCAATCTCCACCCATGTGCCCGATGATCCGCTCATGGCCGTGCCTGTGCTGGTCGCAGTGTCTGTGCCCAAAACGTCAGCGGTCGTGCCGATGCTTGCCGTATCGCCCGCGTTAAGCGCAAAGAAGTCTCTGGCGCTTATGGTGGCGGTTTGCGATGCACGAACGCCTTGGATGCGAGCGGCAATGCGGGAGCCGGATGGAATTTCGACTGGAATACTGTAAAACGATCCCGCCGATCCGCCGATGGCGAGATTGGGAACTATAACAGTCTCGCTGCCCGATGCGCCGACTCCGATGTCAAGGAGGGTGGCTGAGTCGGCTGTCGATACGTTGACGCCTGACAAAAAGAATCGGATCAACGTCGTCACATTGCTGGTGCTGGCGATGAGTTGCGACCAACTGCCCTTGGTGTGCGGCGTGGCCGAGGCGGTGAGCGTGACGGAGCCAGTGTTCCATGAAGCCGCGAGGATTTCATTCTGGTAAAACCACGGCTTGTCCGCGAAGAGCGGCGTGGCACCGAGGTAGGCTTTTTGCAGGAGGGCCATGGCTTACGGGTCGGTGATGAGGAAGAGCGTGGCCGCGTCGGGACTTCCGATGGCGTTGTATTCGGCTTGGGTGAGCGAGACGATGTTGTTGACCACGTCGCTGCCGCTGCCTGCGCTGGTGTCGCTGACGACGTTGACGCCAGAGCGGTCGGCGGCCGTCAGCGTGCGGGTAGTGCCGGTGGTGATGCCGGAGAGTTGGAAGGCTAGATTCTTGGAGCTGTCGCCGTTGTCGTAGAGCAGGAAGTTGGCGTCGTTGAAGACATCCGGCAGAATGCCCGCGTAGGTCCAGTCAGTTGCGCGTGTTCCGGTGGTGGCAACGCGAATGTAGATGCCCGCGGGCTTGCGGTTGATGAGCCAAGTGCCTTCGGCTTCGCGGACGAGGTAGGCGCTGTCTACGGCTGGCGGGTTGGCGGTGGGCAACGCGCTGAAGTTTTGCACCTCGCCGTCGATATAGCTCGCACCGCCGCCGCCTCCACCGGAGCCGGTGAAGTCGAAGTTTCCTGTCAGCGGATTGAACTTAATGGCCATTAGCTGCGGGTCACGGTGGCGATCTTTGCGTCATCGCTGGACGGCGTGCCGCCGACATAGGTGAAGGTGAGCGTGGCGACCGTCTGGCTGCCTTCTTTGTAGACCACCGTGGAGAGATTGTTTGTCGTGGAGACGTAGTTCAGCTCGACGGCGTTATGCTGCGGTATATTTAGACCGGCGATGTTTCTGACTGAGACGTTGGGGTGCATGGGTTAGGCGGCGGGTGCGGCGGTCATGCCGAGTTGCTGGTCTTGCGCCATCTTTTGCAGCGCGGGCTGGGCGCCGGTGCGGCCGATGACTGCGTTTTGCTGCTGCTGGAGCTGGAACTGGAAGGCTTGCGCGCGGGCGTCGATCATCTTGCGGAAGATTTCGTCCTGCTGGTATCGCTGTTGGACGGCGGGGTTCGACTGGATGATTTGCTGGAGCGTTTGCAGCCTTACCTGCGCGTTTTGTCCGCCCTCCCTCAATGGCGGCTCGGTGCCTGCGGCGATTTTGGCGAAGGCACCTTGCTCGTCCTCTTGCTCTTGCTGGGTAGCGGCGCCGATATCCTTGATGAGGATGCCGGCGAGATTTGGGTCTACTGCCTGCATCATATATTTGACCAAACCTACTCGATCTATGACTCCAAAGGAGTCCAGCGGAGTGAGCACGGAGGCCAAGTAATTTAGCTTCTGGGAGAGGGCGCCATCTGGACCGGCATCAAGGATTTTGGCGTCGAAATCGCACGTCACATCAAAGCGTCCGCGGATGTCAGCGGGGCTGGCAGTGAGTGGGAGATTGGGGTTGCCGGTGACGCGGGCGACTTCTTCCTCGGTCATGTATTGTTGACAGAGCGAGAGCGTCTGGACGAGGCAGAGCTTCATGTCGAGGAGCCACGAATCGACCAGCTCCTGGGTGTGCAGCATGTAGCGTTGCGGCGGGACGGCTTCGCTGATGCGGCCGAAGTAGTTGTCCACGTCGTTGCGGATGGACATTTCGACTTCGATGCTGCCGGCGTCGGGCTGCGGCGGGTTCATCCAAGTGATCTCGCCGGGACGGCGCTCGGGGATCTGCACGCCCGGTCCCATGATGAGATCCATCTTGCCGCGCGCGGCGGGGGTTTTGAGCGGGGGCAACGTGACAATGCTGGCGCGGTCGCCTCGCATGTCGCGTTGGATTTTGACTTCTTCCTGGGCGGTCTGGACGATCTCCGGCACGCCGCGGGACTCTAAGATGGGACGTGAGGCGCGCTCGCGGGGCAGCTCGACGAAGGGATAGAGCGCGTGCGCGTAGGGCAGGATGTCGTGGACGGCGGTGCGATCCGGGACGTGGTAGCTGAGGACGGTGCGGGTGACGCGCATCGCCTTGGTGCGGTCGTCGTGCTCCTTCCTGTAGACGTGCCAGATCTCGATCATGTCGCGCTGGTGGTCGTAGAGGAACTGGTCGCTGCGGTGGAGGTTCAGCGAGATGCGGCGGATGTCGCCTTTTTTCTCGACGACTTGCTCGACCCATTTGTCGTCCCAGCCCTCTACAGCGGCACGTTCGCGCAACTCCGGTTCGGTCATTAGCTCGCGTCGGGCAACGAACGCCGCCCGCTGTAGACTATAGGTTTGAGCTGGAAAAATTATGTCCTCCCAGGGTTCCAAAGCGGTCCACTGGGGGCGGCTTTCAAAAACGTAGGGCTGCTCCCATTCGACGAAGCCTTTCTCGCGGAACTGGCGGACTTTGGCAGTGGTGCCGAGTTCTGGGATGACTTCGCCCATGAGCTGGGCGGCGAGTTCTTCTTGCTCCGGGTCGAGGACGACTTCGAGCAGGGCTTGCAGGTTGGGGTCTTGGGATTCCTGCAGCATCATCATGGCGTCTTCCATGCTGAAGCTCTTGATCTCAGTGCGGGTGGTCTTGATCCAGTCCACCGCCATAACGGCGAGGCCGTAGGTCTCGCGGAAGTTGGCGGCGAGCTGCACTTCGCGCCGGAGGTCATCCAAGACGTGCTGGAAGAGGAGCCACTTGAGGACGGACTCCGCGGCGCTGCGCTTGTCGATGTCCATGGACTCGACGGGCTGGACCTGGACGCGCGCCTTGAAGAAGGCGTTGGTCAGCATGGCAACGTGATCTCGGACGATGGTGTCGGCCATGCGCACGCGGGAATCTAAACTTTTGTCCCATGGGAATGGGCGCTTGCCGAGAGCCTCTTGGTGCTTGCGGCCGTCGTCGGTCTGGCCGGCCCAGATGCAGAAGCGGGTGTTCCAGTTGCGGAGCTTGCGCTGGACGTAGCCGCTGCCATCGGCGTCGGCCTCATC